CAATAATGGCAGAATTATTATTTATCACACCACAAGAAATGACAAGCTCAACAATATTGAGTGGAAATACAGACACGGATAAATTTGTTTTTTGTATAGCAAACGTTCAGTTAACAACTATCGAACCATTACTTGGTAGCCAATTGTATGATAAAATAGTTGCTGATAAAACAGCTAATACCTTAAGCGGTTTGTATTTGGAATTATACAACGATTTTATTAAGCCAATAACAAAAAATGAATCAGTAGCTCAGTATATAGAAATAGCTTCTTATATGGTCGATAATGCAGGGATTTATAAGCATACTGGCGATAAAATGGAGGTTGTAGATAAACAAGAAGTACAATTTTTAGCTGGTAAATATAAAAACATGGCTCAAATGTATGTGATTAGATTTAATAAATGGATTTGTAAAAATTACTTGCCAGAATATAAATGTTATCAAGATGAAGTTAACGCTATTAAAGGAATGAATCTTACCGCAGGATGGAAATTATAAACGGATTTAATCGTAAATGTAAGGACGGCAGTTCGGGGGTAAGTAATATTTGGTTATTAAAATTCAAAAAATATAACAGAAGTCAAATAATTACTGATGGAAATTATTTAGTTTCTTTTCCTGAAACTTTTATATACGAATTTAATAGCGTTCAAAACCCTACACCAACTGAAACAATGGAAATAAATGAGGGAGGAAAATTTTATAATCAAAGTATTTCTTTGACTTTTCCTACTTCAAGCACAAAAGATATTAATGAATTAAGTTCTTTAGAGTTTAGATTATTATTTAAGGATAATAACGGTAAATATAGAATTTTTGGATTATATAACGGTTTAAATTCAGGTAATGTAACTTACACAACAGGCTCAGGAAAAAGCGATTTAAACGGGATTAAAATAGATTTTCAAGGTAAAGAGGAAGATAGTGCATATTTTATTAGCGACTTAAATAGTGCAGGATTTATAGACATGGGAACTGAAGAACCTTTCTTTTTCTTATATCAAAATAACGATAGATTTTTATTACAAGATAGTAATTTCTTATTAAATTAAAACATGGCAAATAAAAAATTAACAGATTTAACGGAATTAACGACACCAGCAGACGGTGACTTTTTGTATATAGTTGATGTTTCTGATACAACAGAAAGCGCACAAGGTACAAGTAAAAAGATACGTAAAGACAAGGTAGATTCTGGAGCAAGTAAAGAAAATATAGCAAACAAACAAAACTCACTTGCTATTGATGGAACTGGAACTAAATACCCGACAGTTGATGCGGTTAATGCTGGCTTACCCGTAAATTATTCTAAAATAGTTTATGTAAATGCAACATCACCAATAACAGCAACAATTTTTGACACTGAAAACCCCCCTGTTACAAACGATAATTTATTAAAAAATGATGTTGCAAACTTATATATTGGAACAGATGCGAGTACATGGGTATATAATTCAACAACATATGTAACTAAAACAGTAACAGCCACAAGTTCTAATTTTTATTTAGCAGGTACAACGACTGATGCTGGAAACACTAAGACTGGACATATTACACGTTCTGGTCCTGTTACGCTTACAGGTTCGCTAAATATGGCAATTGCAAAAATATCTACAACACCAAACACTTCTACTGGTTCTTATGATATTCTTACAAGAAATTCAAGCACTACTGCTTTGGAGAAAAAATCAGTTAGTGATTTTATCCAAACAACAGGAAGTCAAAACAAAACGGGTAAATTAACAATGTCAAGTACGGACGTTATTACAGGCGGATTTGTAAATATAAACGGAGCAACAACAGGTAGTTTTTCATCAAATTCTAATAATTCAACAGGTACTTTTAACCAAAGTAACAACAGTTCAACGGGTGATTTTAATTCAGATAGAAACACTTCAACAGGGAGATTTGCAAGACAAACAAACGAAAGTTCAGGAAGTTTTTTTTCTCAAAGTAACCAAAGCACAGGTTTTTTCTTAAATAGAGAAAACACAAGTTCTGGAGTTTTTTCTACAAATTCAAATCAAAGCACAGGCGTTTACGAAAAGATTAATTCAACAACAGGGTCAACAGGCGACTTAGTACAATATTTGAAAAATAACGTTTTAACCACTTCAATAAACCATTTAGGAGAGATTAATACAATGATACCTACCGTTTCAACACAAGTTGCAACTAAAGGCTATATAGACGCAAAAATAACACAAACAATAACCAACGGAGTAACTGACAAGTCACCAAGTGAAGATGCTGTTTATGATGCTATTGATGGAGTTGTAAAGACTATAATTTCAGATACACCAACAAGCACGAATACAGGAGGTGTTAGTGAGGTTTTAATGCACCCTTATACTATTGCCGGCGGTAAATTGCCAACTATTTGCAACCCTAATTTAAAGATTAGAGTTAGTAAATCAGGAACGTTAGGAACTTATACCCTTAGAGTAAAGGTAAACTCGACTAATAATTTTTCAACTGCAACAACAATAGCTACTTATAGCGGCGCTGCTAATACTAATGCGTATTTATTAACGAGAAATCCTATATTGATAGGTGGCAATATGGATTTACCCGTATCTGGAACAGCGTCTTCAATTACAGATGAAACTGTTTTCGCTACCGCTTTTCCATCGATAACATACGACCCAAGCGTTACGCAATATTGGTTTATTTCATTGCAAAATTCAGATAGTACAGATACGACAAGAATTCGTTCAATTAAATTAGTAAATTAGAAATTATGATATACACAATATTAAACAAAGATGGCAAGGAATTATATGCTACTCAGGACATAAGCAACTTGCAAGAAAATGAAATAGCAGTCGAACAACTTAGAACAGTTGAAATGGATAACCCATATTTTGACTTTGAAACAAAAGAATTTTATAATAAACTTTAATAAATTAAATATGAAAACAAGTAATTTTTTAAGCCTTAATTGGCTGGATTTAGGTAAAGCAGTTTTAATGGTTATTATAGTAGCTGTTTTAAATTGGCTACAAGAAACGCTTATACCTTCTTTAAACATTAGTTCAGAGATAAAGGTTTTAATTGTAACCGCAATAGGCTACTTAATAAAAAACTTTTTTACTCCTACATCTAAAAAGATTGATACATTTGCTGAAGTAGACAATGTCGGATTACCGAAACCTAAAAAAACATAATGAAAATTATTAGTAAAATACTCAATTGCTTGCCTGTTATAATAGTTGGTAATTGGGTATTTTGTTTTTTATTTTTAAAAGACATTCAATTTTATAATGAAAACTATTTTACGTTTGATTTAATTGATACTTTCATGTGTGCTATAACCTTGCTACATTATTTCTTTTGCCCTATAAAAAATAATGTATATTTAATAAGATGTATAATTGCAATTATATTCTTAAATAGCATATACGAATTATTAAACGAACAACTTTATTTTTCGTTATATTTGTTAATAATTGTTTCCCAAATTTTTGATTATGCATTTAATAAAATATCTATTCAACACGCTAAATTATAGCTTATATTGTTTGTATTCTTATACTTTAATTGACGTTGTAAAAAAGCTAACTTTTGGAGAGTTTTATTTATCAAATGCAAATAATTTTGTTCAGTTTTTATTGACTTTAATAGGTGTTTTTTTTGCTTATTATAAATTAAGAACTTACATACGTGATTCTAAAATAAGAAGTGAGATATTAGAGCAAGAATTACAAGAAAAAAAAAATGCGAATTTTTACAAGAAGTGGCATCATGAATTTATAGAAGATAAGACAAATGAAAAAAATATCTAAATCAGGGATTGAATTATTGGCAGAATTAGAGGGATTAAGATTAAAGCCTTACTTATGTCCTGCTGGTATTCCGACTATCGGATTAGGAAATACTTTTTATGAAGATGGTACAAAGGTAACTATGAAAGATAAAGCTATCACAAAAGAGCAAGCATATCATTTGTTTTTCTTAATAGCTACTAAATTTGAAAAGACATTAAACGAAAATTTACCTTTAAATATTAATCAAAATCAATTTGACGCTTTATTCTGTTTTTGCTATAATGTAGGGCAAGGCGCATTTAAGAAAAGCACTTTATTGCGAGTTATAAAATTAAATCCTAATGATAAAACAAGTATTACAAATGCTTTTTTAATGTGGAAAGGAAAAAATAATCTATTACTTTCCAGACGAAACAAAGAAATTAAAAGGTACTTTTTATGAAATACTTAATCATTATATTTTTATTCATTTCATGCTCTACAACTCGTGACGTTAAGCTAAATAAAAGCTCGTTTGAATCAGGAACTATAACAACTAACAACGATATAGTTTTAAAGCAAGAAACTATATTAAACGATATATTCACAATAAAACCATTTGATAATAATAAATCGATGTTTCTAAACGGTAAAGAATATAAAAACGTTATAATTACAAAAGATAAAAGCAAACATAACATACTCACAAAAACCATTTATAACAGGCAAACAATCACTAAAACAATTGAGATAACAAAGACTAAGGAAACAAAAAAAACAGACTATACAAGCCTGTTTTTTATATTATGTTTATTTATATTTTTATGGTTTTATTTGCCTAAAGTTAGGTAAAATAATCAATATCAAGCAAACATTCAATAGATTTCATTTTTTTTTCTATTCTTCTTTTTCTAAGATAATCATTACTTGTATTAAATTCTTGCATCAATTCTCCGTAATAATATTGTAATTTTTCTAAAGTTTCTTTTTCCATAATTTCTACTTTATTTTTACATTAATTACAAATTCATCTTTCACGAGTTCGATACTCTTTTCGAGCGTGTTAATTACTTTTTTCATAATTGTAATACATTTATAATCGTTGTCATATAGTTAGGGAACAGCTTACAGAAAATCGTCGAACAAAGCAAAAATAAACAAAACACAAATAGACCAAGCTAAAGAGCAAAATCCCCAAATAAAAAGGCATTTAACCGTAAATTCAAAACCTGCGGTTTGATATATCCATAAAAAATATGCACAACTTAAAAGTAAAGAGCATATTGCAAAAAGTGTTCTAAAAAGATTAATCATAATATTTAGTGGTGTTAAAAATCCGATTCCCTAACAAGTGATATGAGCGATTTTCGGCATTTGTGATTATTTATTTATTGTTTTGTACTTGGTATTATTGGTTTTGACTGGATATATTGGTGATTTCCGTTCCGAAAATCCTCTCATATCACTGATTCCGTTATAACTCATTTACACGTGCAACTCATTACATCTGTATAAAAAATTATATTCATCATACCAAAAACTTCTACAATTGTATCTATTAATTTCGTCTCCATAAACATTATGGCTATGATGTAATCCTCTTTTTTTAGCTTCATCACAATATTTTATAATCTTAAATCTGTGATAAAAACATACTTCTAAAAATCTAAATACTCTTTTCATAATAAACGAGTTATAACAGCCTTTTGGCAAGATTAGCGCATCAGACTTAATTAATAAATTGTTTTGTACCTGTTTTTATTCGTGGGTACTCGAATGTTTTGGCTTATTAATTGATAACCTCGCCAAGTGGCAAACGTTAATTTCAACAAATATACAACATATAAGTATATAATTCACAAACTAATCTAATTTAGAATTATTATAAATATCAACATAATGTTGTATTATTCAAATTTAGTTGTATATTTGTCAAACAATTTAAAACAAAGAAACCATGAGCAACACGGAAAAATTTTACCAATGGATGAAAAGAATAAATAACATTTACTTAAATGATAATGACCGTATGGTACGTGCATTTCATAAAGTAGCTAATAATTAAGATTATGAAAAATAAAGAAACAAAATACGCATTTCCTTGTGATACTATAAGTGAAGACTACTCAGGAATGACTTTAAGAGATTATTTTGCATCTAAAGCTATGGCTGGTATAATTTCCAATCAATCAGAAATAGAAAGATTAAAAACATTAGGAACAAATACAAATGATTTTATAGCTATTATATCTTATAATATAGCCGATGCAATGTTAAAACAACGTGAATTATGAAAACAATATACAACACTTACGTAGTAATGGAATCGCAGGAGCAATGTGATAGAATGAAACAATTATGTATTGATAATGGGTTGAAAGTTGATGATACAGATACTTTCCTTTGGCGTTATTGTTATCCTTGTATTTTCGAAGCTACTGACGAAGAATTCTATATACCAATAGAATATATTAAAACTAATCAAAACAAAGTAACCGAACAAGAATTTATCAAATTATTAAAAAACACAAAATTATGAAACCAAACACACACACATTTGATTTAAACGGAATAAGTTTAACTGCTTATTATACATTAAGTGGTAAATATTACCCAGCTACACAATACGAACCAGAGGAATTTCCTGATGTTGAAGTACATAAAATCACATTAGAAGATAATCCAATCGACATTCAAGAATTACTAATCAGTTATGAGGAGGAAATTTATAAAATATTAAATGATGAGCAAAGATTATAAAGTTACAACGTTTGGAGTAGGTTGCTATATTATAGTAACAAATTACCCAGCTATAAATGAAATAGCAAATGCAAGATTTAGCGATAAAGAATTCATAAAACAACGAGAGTACGCAATTGGATATTGGAAACCTAAAAATAAATAAAAATTATGAAAACAGACTGGAGAAAATACAGAAAATCAACACACCTTGCAAGTGCTGACTTAGACGCAATGGAAACTGACGGACTACCTTTAATATTCACTATTAAAAATGTGAAATATGAAATAGGCGTCGATGTATCAGGAACTAAACAAGACGGTATATTTTGCTATTTTATCGAAGCGGTTAAACCTTTAAAGTTAAATTCAACTAATAATAAAATATTAGCTGGATTTGCTAAACAAGACGGATTAATAGGTAAAGAATGCCACGTTATAGAAAATTGGGTAGGCATGAAATTAGAATTGTATGTAGATAGAAATGTTAAAATGATGGGTACTATAACAGACGGAATTAGAATAAAACCGATACGACCAAAAGAAAAAGTAAAACCTAATTTTACCGAAGATAAGTTTGAAAGTGCCAAAAAAGCAAATGCAACTATTGAACAGATAGAAAAAAATTATATACTAACCGAAGAAATAAAAATAAAATGGAACAATTACAACGTATAGACGAATGGTATAACGAGCGATTAGGCAAGTTCACGGCATCTGAAATTTATAAATTAATAGGCATTAAAGGACTCGGTGAAACTGGAAAAACTTATGCCTTTGAAAAAGCTATCGAAGAACTTTTCGGAACGTTAGAAGAAAATTTCGTTTCTCACGACATGGAACGAGGGATTGAATTAGAACCCTTAGCGTTTAATAAGTTTAAGGAATTGAAATCTTTAGATTTTATAGAAGTTTCAAAGTGTGGTTTTATTGAATTAGGAAAAAATGCAGGTGCAAGTCCTGATGGTTTAGTAGGTGACAATGCTATTTTAGAAATTAAATGCCCAAGACCAAATACATTTTTTAAGTTGGTTGCTGAGGGCGAAATTGATAAAAAATACTTATATCAAATGCAAATGCAAATGATGTCTACTAATACAATTAAAGCACATTTTTTCAACTATATTGTTTTTGAGGGTGTGGAATATTGGCACGAAATAATAATTAACCGTGATGAGTCTATTTGCGATTTAATATGGGATAGGATTATAGAAGCGGAAGAAATTAAAAAAGAGTATATAAACAAAATTAATAATAATAAACAATTTTAAATAAAAATAATTATGATAACAAATCACAAGCCTTACGTAAAAAAGTATGAAAACGGAATTTTAACAAATCCTATAACAAAAGAAAATCCTTATTTATTTGGAAAAGAAAATATAAAGTTAGGGTATGAACTTTGGAGTACCGTAACAAATAAATTTTTTAAAGGAAAAACAATTATAAAACAATAAACAATTAAATAAATAAACATGGAAACATTAGTATCGCACGAAATCGGAAGAAAACCAGACGGAACAAAAGTAGTTCGTAATTTCTTTTTTAATAATGATAAAACAAATTATCTTGTTTTAGCTCAATCTTATTTTACAAAAGACGAAAAAAAGCAGGCTAAATTAAATTATAAAAACTCAAAAAAATAAAA